TTTGCTCTTCTTTGATTTCCATTTCTTCTGGTTGCTCATCGAATAACGTAGCAAGTTCGCCAATCTCGAAGCCCGTCAGCGTCAGGTCGAACTTTTCGGCGTCGAGGTCCTTTAACTCGATCTTCAGCAACTCGACATCCCATCCGGCATTTAGCGCCAATTTGTTGTCAGCGATGATATAGGCTCGGCGTTTAGCGTCTGTGAGGTTGTCAAGTACAATGCACGGTGCTTCTTTGATGCCGAGCTTGCGGCCAGCCATGATGCGCCCGTGGCCCGCGATGATGCCTCCCTCCGGGTCGATCAGGACGGGATTAGTCCACCCAAACTCGCGGATCGAAGCTGCAATCTGAGCCACCTGTGCGTCGGAGTGAGTGCGGCTATTGCGGGCGTATGGGATGAGTGATTCGATTGGGCGATATGTAACTTCTAGTTTAGTAAATGCGTCTTTTTTGCTCGCTGTCATTTTTACCATCTAATCAATGTTTTGTTAGTTTCGAAAAACTCCAATTTTTAGTGAGATAGCAATAAAAAAACCCCGCCACAAGGGCGGGGCTAGTTTACTGCGGCGGGAGGAAAAACCGCAGGGGGGTCAATTGGTCATTGCTGGTCGATCCTAAATGCGACTTCCAGAAAGTCATTGCGGATTTCTGTGATCATCTTGATGCGCTGGAAGTGTGCTTGATAGGCCAAAGCGCGGCGGGCGTTGGTGGAATAGTGGCGTCCATTCGGATATGCGGCTTGCAGGGCATCGAGGAGGTCATCGAAAGCCATATCGAGTGCGGCATTGTTTTCGGTGATTTCCTCGCGGTCTTGTTGTTGAAGATGATTTGGCACCTGGAGCGGGGTGACGATCATAGCTCACTCCGCCTTTTCGGCATTGATGACTGGGCACATGGAATAGGTGCCGTTCGGCTTACAGTATTCGGTGTCGTTCCAGAGGTAGATGCCGCGCTTTTCTTGACGGCCCCAACGATCTTCGAGGGTGATCTGCTTGGCAGTGCGGGCAATGACGGTCCAAGAGTAAACCGTTTCGTAGTCGCAAGCGGAGCGGGTGCTGTAGGTCTTTCCGATTTGGAACTTGGTCATTGGATCCTCCTATTGGGTGGGTGGGTGAGGGGCGCTAGGCCCCTCGGTTAGGCGAATGGGTTGATGCTAGAGCGATAGACCTGAACAACCTCGTAATGCTCCGGGTTGTTAAGCGTGCGCTGGATCAACTTCTGAGCAGCGGCCTTGTTGGTGAACACCTTGCCGACGTAGATGTTCAACTTCCCGGCTTCTCGGCGGACATCCTTGGGCAGGTCGATCTTGGCGAGGATTCTGTAGGCGTTTATCATCTGCGTCTCTCCCTTGTTGATGTCCCTTTATCCCACACCTTGCAGAAACTTGCAAGCGTTATGTTGCAGAAAAGTGCAAGAAGTTCAAGATTTGCCTAAGCTATTGAAATCATTGCACCTTCAATTAACGAATGATATTCCGCGAATTGCTAAAACCGTCAAACAATGGTAGATTAGCTTGTGCTTTCAATGGCTTGTGCTGAATGTTGGCAATTAACGATGGTTTTGAGAAATATCGGTTAGCATTCGAGGTGGCCTAGGGGTCTGGTTCGGTGTCGTGTGTGTGGTAGTAGTAGTATAATGATTAAAATATTATTATTCTTACTACTGTACACATCACACAGACAGATCAAGCACTTAGCCGTCCGACTTACCGGTGAGCCGTCACCCTTTCAAATCTGTCGTTAATTGCGGCCAGCACGGCCTGTGCCATATTTAAGCGAACAAAAATCAATTGTTGACCAAAACACAAAGAATCAATAAAGCAATATTCCCGCACGCTTTTGTGGGGGACTCAAAAACATGAGGAAGTAATGGACATTGCAGAAGAAATGGCGTCAATCCCTGCCGAAGCATTCGGGATCGTACAATCTGATTTTGGAACTCCCGAATGGGCAGTCTATATGGTCCATAAAAAGAAGGGATCATGCACCTTCAAAGAGGCTTTAGAATCTTCTCGACCTGCACAGAAGAACCCACGCAAGGCAATGGAAGCCTTTGAGATGGCGTTCGAGATGGGATTGATAAAGTTGTTCTATGCCAACAAGGGACAACGTGGACGGCCACGATACGAATTCAGAATTGCATGAAAAAGAACCCCGGCTCATCACCGGGGTTTTTTATTCAATCCTCAGATTGTTCCGGTGCCGGGATGAACCACGCCATTCTCGGTCGGCCCCGCTGGCCCTTGTTGGTGTGGCGGCATTGGATGCCGTAGTCGGCAACCAACTTGTCCATCACCTGGCCCCGATCCCGAAGCGTCAAGGCGTCGAACGCGGATATACGGTTGCCCAGTTCTGCCTCGGTCAGCCCCTTGAGGCCGGATGCCCTAAGCTTGGCAATGACTGCCTTGCAGATCGCCTGATGGCTGCTCTCGGCCATGTTGTCCCGGAACATGGCGATGGCGCGCCGGTTGTAGAACCGGACATAATCAATCGCCCACTGCATAGGCTCAGGTCCGATCTCGGTCTCGCCCAATGACCTAGCGACGATCAGGCTGATCCGCATGGCAATCTCGCGGCTGCGGTTGTACATCGCTTCAAGGCCGGTTTCGCCCTCGCCCTTGATCGCGCCGACCAGTTCGGCCTCATAGTCCCGCAGGATGTCCATTGCTGGCCTTGTAAAGGGCACCTCGACGGGATCGGGCGGCATGTCATAGGTATTGGTGCCGGTCAGGTTTCCGGCCCCAGAGTGCGCCTGTGCCTGTTCTTGGAGCCATCCGATGATGCGGTCGCCAATCGGCACGATCCGCCGTTCTTGGCTCATCTGAACCCCGATCTCAGACTTGACGATAAGGAAGCGGTTCAAGAGTCCAGATGCGATGTCACCGCCTGAGATGGCCCCATAGAACTCTGATGGCGTAGACATGCCTAGGAGCGTCAAGGACGGCCTTCTGATGACCTTCTCGAATGCCTCTGCCTGTTCCTTGGTTAGGCCGATGGTGGCGTATCCTTGTGGCCGCAAGACGCCATCCTGCCGCCCGAAGCATTCCATGATGGCGGTGAGGCTATCAGCCTTGTGCTGCATCGAGCGATTCGCGGCGCTCTTGAGCGTGCGGCCCAACTCATCGATCACGGAAACGTGAATGGGCCGGGAGATGAGAGCCGAGAAGACGCCGCTGGCGCTGGTGTAACCGGCTGGCCCTAGCAGATGCCCTAGTTGGGCGGCATCAAGCATGGCCTCAATGACTGTCTTGGCGTGTTCCTTGCCACAACCAGTCTCGCCAATATTGAGCAGATACAAATTGCTAAAGTTGCGCTGGCTGGTTGTCCATCTCCGCCCCATTGCAACGGCACCAAGGGCTATCGCTGCTTGCACGGCAAACTGCGGCTGAGTCTTGATGGCGGTTGTCTCGTAGTAGCGCACAACGTCTTGAAGCACGCCAGGGATCGAGAGCAGGTGCGCCGGGATAGATGCCAGCGGATTGTCTGGCGTGATGCTGGTGGTGCGTTTGGAAGGCAGGACGCCGGGGGTTGCTGCCTTGCCGTGATCGATCTGAACCTTCGCCTCGGGCGTCCACTCATGACTCGGATCGGTCGTGATGTTGAGAAAGGCGGCTGCGTTCCTGATTGCCGCACTCATGTTGCCGCCATGCTCAAACTGGAGGTACAATTCGAAGCAATCGAAAGCGTGTTCATTGCCGAACGGATCGGAACCGTGATGGCTGAATGCCGTGTTATTGTCGAAGACATTGCAACCGGCCAGCTTGGTCCCGCTGTTCGGACTGAGATACCGATTCGGTGCGGTGCGGCGATAGCCATACTTGACCAGCAACTCTCCGATATTGTGCGCTGCATTATAGGCATCGATGACCGATGTTCCGGGATTGGGCGCGCGAACCCGAACCGGGGCTTGATACTCAGGCCTAACCTTCCACGGGCATAGGTCCATCATTTGCGGGCGCAACTTGTCCCATTCGTCCCACATGACTTGGAGTTGACGCGGCAGGATCGGAATCTGATCGAAGGGCAATCCTTCCCAGACATAGGGCTGCATCGTGTCGGGATGGATCGACGGCGGCAAGACATCCTGCACCGGCCCACCGCGCAACTCGAAGACGGTCGTGTTGCCCCGGCCATCCTTGTTCGGCCATGCGATGGAATGGCGGGATAGATCATCCCGATGGGCGCGGAAGATCAGCTTGCCTCGCCCCTCCCGGCCCCGGATTCTGGCGGTTGATGCCATCAAGGCATCAAGATCAAGACCCAGCCCCTCGAAGATGATCCGCGTCCATTCCATGTGATCGATGTCGATCGCGCAAGTGCCGGTCCATTGATGGATCAGGCCGACATTCCAAGTCGGATTCTTGGAATAGAAGTCGATGGCACCCTGGCCGGTGAGCGCCTTGTCCTTCTGATTCCAGCCGTAGCTGGTCGGTCCCTTCTGCCCTGCCGGGATCGGTACAAGATACCAGCCGAGTTCGATGTATTGCTTGATGCTCTCAATGATGGTCATTTATGTGCGGCCTTCATAAAACTCCGTGAGCAGCTTGATGGTCTCATATCGAGCGCCGGGAGCGCCATCCCGAATCGCCTTCACGGTGTTGTAGGAAAGGCCGGTGGCCTTGACGATCTCGGGAATGTCAGCCCCGGCAAGTCGGGCGCGAATCTCTTCGATGGATAACATTGGTCAGTCTCCTGCTTGGTGATTGCAATTTTTTCTATTGCACGTCCTGCAAAAATATGCAATAAGCCATTCCGTTGAGAGAAAAGGAGGCTGACATGAGCAGCAACATCACGGGCCTTTGCGGGGCCTGGCTTGAAGCCAAACGCCGTGAAGACGAGGCCATCGAGGCGCGTCGGAAGATCGAGCAAGACATTAC